CACTACCGGCACAAGGTATAGACCCAAAGCTACTAAAACTACTAGAATCTATTAGAGCGCACTTCGATGCACCTATAAAGATTAACAGTGGTTACAGAAGCCCAGAGCATAACGCTAAAGTAGGTGGTGCTAAGAACTCTTACCATGTAAAAGGTATGGCGGCAGACATAGTGGTTAAAGGAGTACCCGCAAGTAAGGTGTACAACTACTTAAACACACACCATGACGGTGGTGTAGGTCGCTATAAAAGATTCACACATGTTGATGTCAGAGATGGCAAAGCAAGATGGCAGGGGTAACTTATTGTAAAATAATAAATAGGGTCCCCTTATGATATAGCACAGGAGACAGACTCTCAAGTGTCTGGCAGTCTCTAATGAGTGAGGGAGGACTAGTTTCCTCTCTCTCTTAAAATTAAGGACAAAAAATAGGGTCCCCTTATGACCCCCGACCCACCCTATATTATATTTAAATATATTTTAAGATACTATTGTGTATAGTGTTTTTAATTATAATTAATTAAACAATAACAACAAAAGGAGGCTTTAATGGCTCTAATCAAGACTGCGGCTAATACGCAGAAGCGTGGTGTCGAGACTCCTAGTGCTTCGTATTTATCGCTGAAGCCACTATGGAAGAAAGCTCGTGCTGTTCTTCAAGGTGAAGCTCATGCTAAAGCTCACGACGAATACATTGAACACGACTATTCTAATTTACTATTACCTTTTAGTCCTAGTATGTCACAAGCACAATACGACTTTTATAAGTCAGAAGGTGAATTACCGGGCTTAACAACTCAGTATGCTCGTGTACTAATTAGTGCTTTATTAAGAAAACCATCACAACTAACTTTACCTGATGAGCTTCCTGATGAAGTGTATGATTGGATTACTAAAGATATTACCCTTGATGGTGCATCTCTATTTAACTTTTTAGATGCCGCTATTTGGGAAGAACTACAAACATCTCGTGCTTGGGTTTATATTGATAGACCTACTGTTTCTGATGCTGAATTAGAAATGATGACACCAGAAGAGAGAATGATGATTTCTCCTTACCCTGTGTTAATTAAAGCAGAGAATGTTATTAACGTACAAGTTAAAACACACCCCGTAACTCGTGTTAAAACACTATCACGTTGGACTACAAGATACATTACAGAAGAATACTCTGATGATAATCCTTGGCATCCTAACTATGTTGATACTGTTTGTGACCATTACCTTGATGAAGGTGGTTTCTTAGTATTAGATTACTACAAGAAGCGACATGGTTCACACGAAGTAGAATCACTGAACGGTGTTATACAACAAGAATACGAAGATTCTGCTGATGGCGGATTCGAATTATATGATACAGTTTATCCAATGAAGTTTGGTGAGCGCTTAGACAGAATTCCTGCTTTCCCTTTAAACGGACAGTTAGAGCCTGTTGAGCCAGTGCTAATGCCTTTGATAGACCGTGAAGTTGCTCTTTACAACAAAGTGTCTCGGCGTAATCACCTATTAATGGGTGCGGCTACTTACACTCCTGTTGTTCAATCAGATATGACTGATGAAGAGTTCGAAGAACTAGTAGGTGCAGGTTTAGGTACTTGGCTGCGAGTTCGTAAAGATGAGAGTATAAGCGTATTAGAAACACCTACTGGTGCATTATCAGACATGGACAGGGCTATTGAAGCTACTGTAACTGAGATGGCTAAGATGGGTATACGCATGTTATCTCCAGAGCAAGCCGCTTCAGGTGTTGCTTTAGAGATTCGTAATGCTTCTCAAACTGCTCAATTAGGAACAATGAATGCTAAGATATCTGGCACTATGCAAGAGATACTAGCCTTTATGATTAACTGGAAATACGATACTGATTACACAGGTAATGATATTGAATTCCAATTGTCTGCTGACTTTGCCGCTACTGTAGGTGGAGAAGGCTCTATGCGTCTAGTTTCAGAATGGTACCAAAGTGGTATTATTTCTAGAGACACGTTTATTAACATTGCTAAGTACAATGACTTCTTACCGGCTGATTATGACGATGAAGAAGCTGTTGCAATGATTCAAACAGACCCATTAACAAACACGCCTAGTGATGAAGACATCAATCTAGACGAAGAATAAATATTCTAGGTCACCCTTCGGGGTGGCCAACAACATCCACGAATTATAGTAATGGAGAAGATACTATGTCGATTAACGAAAAGATATTTGACAGGATAGTTGACCACAGTGGTGACGTCCGTCTATACGAAAACGGAGTGCAAAAGGGAAACCGCACTATTATCCGTAAACACAGATTTAATTTAAGAAACCTTTTAAGAGGGGATATTAGAGCTAATGTGAAACCTGAAGTAACTAGGTTTGCTAAAGAACTCCAATCTCACAATACTAAGAGCTTGTCAGAGTTCTCCAACTCTCAAAAGGTTTTCCACAAAAACAACTTGGACGCTGAACTTAATAAGTTCTATAGAGTACAAAAGCCTAAGAATAAAGCTTTAGTTGCTGAAATAACAGGTCCACAAATAAAAGGCTCACGCACACTAAAAGGTAATATGAAGAATATTGCGGCGGGTGAGCTAGTAAGAATACAAACAAGAGTACGTGGCGGTTTAGCTAAAGGCTTAACTCAAGATGAAATTATCAAAGATGTTATGAAGACAACTAAGATAACAGAACACCAAGCCCGTACCCTAACCAGAACATCTATTACAACTACACAAGTTAATGCTCTCAATCAAGTTATGGAAGCTAACAACGAGGTAGTTAAAGGCTATATGTTTACTGCTATACTAGATGGCAGAACCAGTGCTATATGTTCTTTTCACAATGGAAAAGTATATGATATCGATGACAGACGTTTTCAACCTCCATTACATTGGAACTGTCGTTCTACAATGGTTCCTGTTATTAAGAGTAAAGAAGAACTACAAGCAGTTCCTCCTAAAAACATTAAACCTAGAAATCTTAAAAAGATTAAAGGCACTCAACTTACAGGTGAGCCGACTAGGATTAAGACTTACTCGGAATGGTTAAGAAGACAAGGTACAGACATACACATTAAATTACTAGGTGGTGAAAGACAAGCTAAGTTATTCCAAAGAGGAAAGCTAGAAGCTAAAGAATTTGTTTCACCTATTGGTAAAGCGTTGTCTATACGAGGTCTTATGCGTAGAGCTAATACAACAGTAAATAGACCTACAGCTAAGAATGAAAGTAAAGTAACACTCGAATTTAGCAACCCGAAAGAGTTAATGGGTTCTAAGTCACATACAGCGGCTTTAAGAGCGCACTTCAAGAATGATGCGGCAGAGAATGCTCAAGCATTAGCTTTGACTGATTTTAAAGGTAACTCCTTATCTCAGAAACAAGGTAGTCGTAGAGCTTTTAAAAGCAATAGGGATGGTGCAGTATTTAATGCTGAAGGCGCGGATTATACATCAAATGCCGGAAGACATTTACAGATACAAGAACCAGACATTCTTAAAGAACGTTTAGCTAAAGTAGCTGGTGCAGAAGGTCTAACTGACGAACAGAAAGTATACATTGAGAACTTTGTAAATAATTTAAGCAGAGATGTTTCTACTAATCAACGTTCAGTTATTACTGATGTTATGAGACAAACATTCGTTAGGTCAAACGCTAATGGAGAAGACTGGGGCAAACCTACTTCTGTATTTAGAAAGTTTACACTTAACGCAGTTCAAGACTTAGGTACTTTACAATTCAACCGTTCAGCTGATAGAGGAAAACTATTTGGTAATTTAACTGCTAAGATTGATGATGACCCTGCAGTATATATCTTTAATAAGAAATACACTATGGGTGAGTTAATTAATTCACAACAAGCAGACAATCGTTATATCGAACTATGGAGAGGCACTGAAGGCGCTAAGTTAGCTAAGAAAGCTTACTTTAACCGTAAGGCTCCTATAGCGGCTTATACACAACCTATTGTTAAGAAATACCCTAACAGGAAACAGCTTACTGATAAACTATTAGAAGCTATTCCCGGATACAAGACTAAACAGAAACTAAAGAAAGCTTTTGAAACAAAGCCACCTTCTGATTCTTGGATAACAACACAGATATCTAAAGCTAAAGCTTCGGCTCGTGAGTTCTTAGATGGTGAGTTCTTATTTATTAGAAATAGAAAGTCCGCAGAGGCACAGTTAAAAGATAAAACTATTAACGCTACTGCGAAGGCTATGTCTGCTATAGCTACTGCTGATGGCGCTGATTATGATATGTTGGCTATTAAGATTGGTCAAATGTTCGATGAAGAAATAGGAAGCTTAAATCCTTTCAGAGCTAAGACTTTAAAAGATTTCCACAAAGACGGTAGTCGTATTCTTAACTCTATCGAGAAACAAGGAATGATTAGTACTACAGTTATGCGTGATATTGGAACTTCTGCTCCTATTGACTTAGAAACAGGAAGACCAGTAACTAACAAAGCTTTAAGAGGTCTTAGTGTTACTCGTCAGGTTAGTATTATAAACGGACCAATGAGAAAGTTACAGATAGCTTCTGAAAAGGCTAGAACAGCTAGACGCTTTGGTTATGCGGACGATAAGAATAAAGTCTATGCGAGAGCAGGGAATAAAGAATTTTTTGATGCTCGTGGGCGTAGGACAGCAATGCCTGTAGTATCTGAAAAGGTTTATTCTACATATGATGTAAATCAGATTGACCGTGAAATGGCTAATATGATGAATCATGCTAACTCTGTTAAATATGAAATTGATAATGAGTTCTTCGACTTTACTGAACGACTAGTTTACTTTAATGATAAACGTGGTGAAGCTAAGAAGTGGGATGATTTAAATGAAATGAAGAAACTATTCATGTCTCGTGGTAATGATGCTCGTGGTACAATGGCTACTGCTAAGTATTACCGTAAACGTGGAGAAGCTTTTTCAGTAGATGTTTCAGTTGATTTCCGAGGACGTGTTTATCATCGTGGTTTGCTTACACCTACTAAGGGTGAAGCTGTTAGACCATTCTTAAACACTCAACGTGAAGTTTCTATTAATCCAGATGCTGTAGAAGAACTACAAATTCAAATTGGTGCTTTAGTTGGCAATCCTTTAGATACTTTAACTAACAAAGGTAGATTCCAAGCTTTTAAAGAACAAGAAAAGAACTTGTTAGAAATAGGCGAAGCTATACTTAACCCAACACAACCTGATAGAAGAATAAAAGAATTCTTATCTAATCCTTTAGTAGCTGTTACTGAAGATAAAGAAGTAGGTAAACTTGCTAGACTAGCTCTTGAGTACACACGTATTCATAGACATATGGATGGTAAGATGTTTACTGATAAAACTAAGTGGAGTGCAGATGACATAGAGTTATTAGCACAGTATAAAACAAAGATGATGATAGAAAACGATGCTTCCTCTAGTGGAGCGCAGATTATATCTTTATCTACAGGTGACAGAGCTTCGGCTGAGTTGTCTAATGTTTTACAAACATCACAAAAGCAAAGACTCTATGATGAGATTGCTAAACGTACTGTTGACGACCCTGAATTCCTTGCTATACCTGAACTTGCAGAGCTAGACCTTAACTGGACTGACTTAATGAAGGCGGCAAAGAATCAAAACATGGTTGCTTTCTACGGTGCGGGGGATGCTACTAAAGCGGCTAACGTTGCTAATCAGTTTGCTAAAGTACTTGCTAAGAAAGGTAAACTTGCTATATCTACTAAAGAGGTTGACAAGTTCAAATCTGCTATCGATGCTAAAATAAGCTTTGAGATGGACAGAAAGAACTGGGCAAGAATAGACGAATTAAGAGATATAAAACAAAAAGTGGTGTTAGCCTCAAAAGAGGGTACATCAATCACCGACTCATTATATGAAACTGCTAAGTCAGAGTTCAGAGATGGTGTAAAGAATTCCGAGGACATGCACATGTTCTTAGCTAAACTTACGGATGAAACAGGAGACCTAGTTGGTACTCGTTTGTTCGATAGGATATCTAAGATTATGTCACGTAAGCTCGAAGAAGAGGTTCCTGTTACTGGTAAATTTATCAGGTTTTGGAAAGACGTTGCTAAAGATTTTGTTAGTGAGTCTGGTTCAGTTGACATCCCGTGGGTGACATTTGACGGCAAAACCATGATGCAAAGATACCGAGTAAAAGAACAGACAAGGATAGACTTTAAAGACCCTGTTACCGGGGAAAAAGTCTTCAACATTTATGAAACACCTTCAAAAGACGGTAAACTAATTTCGCAACAAAGTATACAAGATGCGTCAATAGGTCTAGGTGTTAATGGCAACCACAGTAATGATGCTGTGCTTGTTAGACGATTCCACCTTTGGGGGCGGAAGAATAAAGTAGAAACTGGAACAATCCACGATGCTTTCTTCTCAAACCTAGGTGATGCAGTTCCTGCAAAATCGGCCTTAAGACAAATCTATGCAGATGCGTTACAAGAAGGTACGATTGAAAAGACTCTCTTAGCAATGAGAAAGTCGGGTATGTCAAGGGAGACATATAATAAATACATACAAAGAGCAAAAGAAGACGGTTTAATAAACCCTGATAATAAGATTACACCGAAAGAATTGCTAGAAGCTATACGAGACGGAAACGACTGGTATGGTATTGGTCCATAGATATTTGTAATAGCTATACGACTACAAACAAACAAACGAGTCTGTGACTCAAATATATACATCAACCCAAGCTGTGCTTGAAAGGAAATAAAATGAGCGATAATAAAATCGAAGAAAACGTAACACCAGTAGTTGAAGAAACACCTGTTGTTGAAGAAGTAATTAATGAAGAACCAGCTACACCAGAAGCTCCTAAAGACGACATCGAGTCAATCGTAGAAGAACGATTAGCTAAGATGAAAGCTAACATGGACCGTATGGCTAGTGAGCGTGATGAAGCACTTAAACTTAAAGTCGAGTTAGAAGCTAAACAAAAAGAAGAAACTATAGCTCGAATGAAAGAAGAAGGCAAATTACAAGAAGCTCTTGAAATGGAACTTGCAGAAGCGAAGGCTAAGCTAGATGTTTACGCAAAAGAAACAACTAAGCTAAAGCGTGATGGAGTATTAAACGATGCTCTCGCTGGCATGGATTTCCGCAACGATAAGTCTCGTGACATGGCTCGCAGAGAAATTGTTGACCAATTGGTTCAAAATGAAGAGGGTGCATGGGTGCACTCAACAGGTTCAAATATTCGTGACTACGTAGAAGCTTATTCTAAGTCCGAAGATAACTCATTCTTGTTCCGTGTTAAATCTAACACTGGTGCAGGTACAGGCAATCCAGCTGGAGCGCCTTCGACTGACACTGCCAAACCTATTGGCGAGATGTCAACTCAAGAAATTCTAGCTCTTGCCTCAAAAGGTAAACTAGGTAACTTTAATATCTAAAATAACTAACGCTATTATTAGCAAATAAGGAAAAATAAAATGGCTATTACAAACACAGATTTTCAGAACATTGCTTTAGCAATCTCTGCTTACTCAGACGAAGCGTACACAAGCGCTAAGAAATTAAACGGTACAGGAATCGTTGCGGCTGACCAAAGAATCGACGCTTCAGGCGAATCTTTCGTAGGACAATTCCGTTGGTACAAACCTCTAGCATCAACAGTGAACGTTGCTTCATTGTCTTCAGCTACAGACGGTACATACACAGACATCGCAACAGACGTTGCTAACTTCGTGAAGACTGTTCGTACATTCGGTGCAGAGCAAGTTAACATGCAAGAAGTTGTATCTAAGCAAGACGGTCTAGCGAAAATCGCTCGTGACTTCGCTGAAGTACGTGCACAAGACGAGCATGACGCTCTTCTAGCAGTTCTTAAAGGTGTTACACACGCAGAAGTTGCTTTAGGCGACTTAGGTGGTTCAGGTAACGGCGGAATCATCGATTTCGATACAGACGCTGATGCGGCTAACACAGGATTCTTCTGTGACATCAACGCACTAGGTTTACACGGTGCGGCGGCAACTGGTTCTTCAGATGCACGTAAACTATTTGACTCATCTGCAATGGGTGCGGCTCGTGGTGAGCGTTTATTCCGTTCAGTTGGAGCGGCGTTCAAAGACTACGAACCAGACTTCATGTACATGGTTACTTCACCAGAAGTAATGGCTGAAATGCGTGCGGCTAACTTAGTAGACGAAACTCGTGTACAAGACGGCAACTTAGAGTTCTCAACAGTATTCGGTGGAAAATTCCGCTTAGTAATGACTCGTGCGAACCAAATGATTGCTGGTGCGGCTTCAGGCGACTTGAATGCTCAGTCTTCTAAGTGTACTTACATCATCAAACCAGGTTCTGTTGCGGCAACTGCTATCAACATGCCAACTCCAGTAGAAGTAGACCGCGCGGCGGCTTCTTACTTAGGTGGTGGTTCAACTAACGTTTGGTATCGTTGGGGTTACATCAACCACCCAATGGGTTACGACTGGGCTGGTGCAACTAACGCATTCGCTTCAGACGCAGTTCTAGGTGCTGGTGCTTCTTACACACGTAAAATGGATAGCTTAAACTTAGGCATCTTACCAATATTCCACGCTTAATATAATAGGAGGAACTAATGGCTCTAGTTCTTAATACGAATAGCTATGTAGAAATCGCAGATGCTGATGACTACCTTGAGACACGTATTGACAGTGCCAACTGGTTTGACGCTGACGATGAAATCAAGGAACAAGCTCTTGTCACTGCAACACTGTTGATAGATGACAATTCTTGGATTGGTTCTGCTGTTAGTTCCTCGCAAGCTTTGGCTTGGCCTCGTGATAATGCAACATACAATGACGCTCGATTAGGGTTGTCAGTAACATTTGCTAATGACGAAATACCAAGTCGTGTTAAAGTCGCTGTCTATGAACAAGCACTACACTTAATTGATAACGAAGATTTACTAATGGGTACTACTCAAACTTTTGAGAGTATTTCTGTTGGGTCAATCTCTATATCAGATAGTAATGGTGATGTTACACGCACTCCAATTAAGTCAACACAAGCAACTAAATCTATAAAACCATTAATTGTTAAAGGTTCAATAGGTCAGGGAGCTGGTTGGTGGAGGGCTAATTAATGTCACTCAAAGCTAAAGTGAGTGCCGCAGTAGATAAGGCTTTTGCGGCTATCGGAGACTTAGCGGTCTCTGCTACTTTATCCAATAAAAATGCGGGAAGTTATGACTTTGCTACAGGGCAAACAGTAACTACCACAACTAGTAAAGCGGTTAAGGTATTCTTAGAATCAACAACAAAACCTTCAGACGGTTCTTTTGAGACAAAAGGACTGATGAAATCTAATGTTGTAGTTGATGGCTATGATACTCTAACTATTGGTACTACAGTCTACCATATAACAGACTTCAAGGACGACGGATTTGTAATAACATTGAAGTTGACAAGGGAGAAGTTATAATGTATGACTTAATACTACGTGATGTTGAGTCAGTATTCGGCGATGCCGCTTGGACTGCTAACAATATTAAAACTTATCCTATGAATTACTTAGGTTCAAAAAGTTCTAGTACTGAGTATGTCCTGTTAAATGTACTACCATCATCAAGCGAAAACTATGCATTTGGAGTAAGTAAAGAGACTACAGGTCTCGTAGCTGTAAAAATGTTCGTGAAGGCCGGTGACGGTCAGGGAAGACTAATGGCAATAGCCAACTTACTTGACACCGTTCTACAGAACAAAACACTATCTAACGGTACAAAGCTAGGAACATCATATTTAACAGTGGAGGGTTTAGACCCTTCAAACAAAGCACTTTATAGTGCATCTTACATAATTCCATTTACACATTACGGAGAATAAAAAATGGCACATATTTCATCATTGGGTGCAGGTATCTTCACATACCTAGACATCTTCAAAGGCACAATCCCTGCAGGAACAGACACTGCGGCAGAATGTGCGGCACTATTCGTAGGCACAACACCGGGTACAGCTGACGCTGACCATGTTCGTATGCCTTCAGTACGTGAATTCCCATCAGTTGGTACACCAGCTAACATCGTAAACGTTCCAGTATACGGTCAAAAGACTTCTTCACAAGTTCAAGGGCAGTCAGATGCTCCTTCTTTAGAAGTTACTGTAAACTACAACGCTGGCGACATGACAGCTATCCACGATTTAGTTGGAGAAGCTTGTGTATTCCGTTTCATGATGTGCTCATCAGCGGTTACTGAAGACGAAGGCGCGGCGGCGACTGTTACTCCTGAGAACACAGAGTTCTACTTCAAGGGTAAAATCGAAGCTATCCTAGTTAACCCAGCGTTAACAGATGCGACTACAGCGACAGTTACTTTGTCAGCACAATCTGATTTCTTCGGACCAGCTACACTGTAATATCACATAGGGGGTTCCTTAACGGGAACCTCCAACCATATTTGAGAGAGATACAATGGATAAACCATTTAGTAAAGCTTTCGTTATGCGTACAACCTTTAGACATATGCGTAGAAGCGTAGACATTAGTATCCGTAAATCTTTTGAACGATTTAAAGACTTTGACAATGAATCAAAAACAGGTCGTGAGATTATGGAAACACTATCAGTATTGCACACAGTTAGAAAGATGCTTGATGATTTTCAAGCTAACAATTCAGAACTGTTTAACGAAAAAGATAAATTATAAATTAGTAAAAGAGAGATGTTATGAAACATTTAGTAGGAAAAGTAATTAAGAAAAAAGTCCCATTCATGGGCGACGAAGTTGAAATTAGAAAACTATCTGTAGCTGAAGTTATGGATGTTCAGAAGATGGTTAACAAAGCAACTAAGGCCAAGGGCGATGACGCTCAACTAGGCTTACTTCGTGATGTAATTCGATTAGCGACAATAGGCGCAGAGGAAATCACAGATGCGGATTTCAACACATTCCCTATAGCAGAACTTAACGACTTGTCAACAGCAATTCTTGGGTTCTCTGGTTTAGGTGATGAAGAAACGGGAAACTAACAACTTCTGAAGAATCTATATATGAGCTTGCCTATGCATTAGGTATGCCTGTATACCAACTTCAATCAGAAATGCCTTATACAGAATTTCTGAAATGGATAGAGTTCTTCAGGAGAAGGCCAGTAGGATGGAGAGACGACCATCGAACAAGCATGATTATGAATGCTTTTGGTGTTAAAGAAAAAGGTGCAAACCTATTCCCGTCCTTAAAAGTTATAGCAGATAGAGCAGAAGCCGAGAAAGCCAAAGGCAACGCATTACCAACAGGTAAGTTCCTAGAAATGATGAGGAACGCTAAAGGTGGTGACGACTCTGGTTGGGAGCTGTTCAAAAAGGAGTAACTAATGGCAAACAAGATTTCAATGAAGATTGTTAATTTTGAAAAAGAAATGCAGAGAGTTGAACAAGAGGTTCAGCGACTTGCTAACAAAGATATAGAAAATCGTGTTGACTTTGCGGTCAATACATTAAGAGTTGTAACACCCATCGACACAGGCGAAGCTCGTGCTGGTTGGGAAGACAAAACGTTTCGCGGAACAGATGGCTACTTAGACGGCACTATAAAGAATGACGTAGAACATATAGAGTTTCTAAACCGTGGACACAGTAAACAAGCACCTCAATACTTTATTGAACAAGTTTTGATAAAGATTGGATTGCTTAAGCCTTGATTAATTATTTAGCCCTCGATGGTTATTCCTCATATAGAGGCGTAATCGTTGGGGGCTTTTTTATCGAAAGGAGAAACACCAAATGAGTGGTGTAGAAATTAGAGTACGCTCGGACTCGCGGCAAGCCCGTAGGGACTTAAGTCAGTTAGAGAACTCTGTAAAGAATATTGAAACAAGAACCGCAAGAGCTACTAGCGCATTTAGAAAGATGGCTATTGGTATCGGTGCGGCATTAGCGGGTGGAGCCGTTATCAAAGGCGTTAATAGAGCCTCAGACTCCCTTGTTAACCTAGAGAACAGAATCGCGCTTGTAACAGGTCGTGGTAAAGCTCTAGACAAGACTATGAATGACTTATTCAAGATTGCCAAGAGAACTCGTGGTGATATTGGTGGGTCCGCTGAAACATTTAACCGTTTCGGTATTGCATTAAAAGACTCTGGTAAATCAGCTGAAGAAATACTTCGTGCTGTTGAGTCTGTAAACAAAGCCGTTGCTATCTCTGGTAGTGGCGCAGAATCTGCTCGTGCGGCATTGTTCCAACTTGGACAGGGTTTAGCATCTGGGCAGTTACGTGGACAAGAACTTAACTCTGTTCTAGAACAAGCACCTCGACTAGCAGGGGCTATCGCAGATGAAATGGGCAAGCCTTTAGGTGCACTCAGGAAACTTGCTGAACAAGGTGAAGTGACAACTGACGTAGTATTTAACGCACTTATCAACCAAGCTGGAAAACTCTCTGAAGAGTTTGAAACAATGGAAGGTACGTCTGAACAAGCCTTCTCAGTAATGAAAGACCAAATTGGTCGTGTTACTGGTGAGATATCAGCGGCATTAAATATTACCGGAGCGTTCACACAAAGATTTAACGCTATATCTGACTCTTTAGAAAAGAACCGTGAAAGCATCGTATCTGGTGTTGTTGGTTCTGTACAAGGTATAGGAGCTATATTTAGAGGTATATCTGACACTATTAAAGGCATAGTAGCGATACTAGGAACTGCAGTATTATATGTTAAAGACCTAGCTACTTTTGGTAATAAGATAGACATTAACTTTGCTAAACCAGAGCTATTAGAAAGAGCTTCTAAGAGCATGGGCAACATTGTTGGCTTCTTAAGAAGCGCTAAAGACGATACACGTTTTGTTACTAAAGCTATGGATAGAATGAGCAAAACAATTATCAGAGCATTTGATAATTTAAAAGACTTTAAATCAAGCGCACTAGAGCGTGTTGCTGAGTTATCTTCTATTGCTTCAGACAATTTAAAAGAGCTATATAAAGAAGGCAAGAAGTTTGCGGCACTTAAGTATTTACAACTTAGGGGTGGCGACGGTGCAATAAAAGACTACATAACTTACATAAAAATATTAAGAGCACAAAGAGACGCAGAGAAATCTGCTGAACGACTATTTAAGAACACTGCAGATTTTGCAACAAAGTATCTTTCAAAAGCATGGAAAAGTATTAAAACTTTCCTAAACCTCATTGAGAGAAAGTTCTACTGGGTATATGATGAAGTAATTCAGAATTCTTGGTGGACTGATACTATGGAGCAAACCTATTACTTAGCTGAGAAATGGTTAAGTAAGGCTTCTGATTCTGTATCTCGTTTTGGAGATAAAGTTAATGAGAAGTTCCGGGGGGTTTTTGCAAGTTTTAAAAGTGGTTCGGAAGCGTTCCGCTCTAACTTTACATTAGATGACGTTAAGATTAAATTTGGAAATGCAAGAGCGCAATTCTCAGACTTAGCGCAAAGTGCTTCTGTAGCGGTTAGTGATGGCTTACGACGTGCTTTTGAGTTCTTAGGAACACTATCACCAGTATTGTCTGCTTCTTTTGGAGCGGCATTGGTTGCGGGTGTAACTAAAGTTTTAAGTCCAGATTTATTTAAGAAGACATTTGGTAAAATTGGACCAGCGGCATTTGTGTTATTGTTTGCAGGAGTGGCTAGCGGGTTGTCTGCGGCTTTTGTGGACTCAGGTGTATTTAAACAACTAGGTGGAAACTTAGGTACTACACTAGCTATTGGCTTTGATGCTTTCCTAGACTTAATTCCAGCGGCTACTGACGCTATTATACAGACACTTGGTTCTGTTGGTAAAGCATTTGGTAAGCAACTAGAAGGAAGCATAGTAGGATTACCAGCTAAGATATTAAGCTTTATTCCGGGTGGCGGGTTATTGACTACCTTGCTATACGGTTCTATTGGTCTTGCAGTTGTAAGTTCAAAGTTTAGAAAAAGTATGTTCTCTTTAATTGGTGGTGTTATTGCTTCGTCAAAGACATTAACAAGAGGAAAAAGCATACTAAACACATTATTGTTTGGTTCTAAAGGTTCTCTAGCTATTATAGCGGCTACTACAACAGCTTCTGTGGCTCTCTTTGGGGATGTCTTAGGAACTGAGCTATCTATAATCGTAGGTGCTTTAGCAGGTATTGCAGGAAGTGCTTTCTTACTTTCAGGAAGACAAATAGCTTATCTAAGCACTGCATTTGCAGGAGTTAGAACAGCAATAACAGTTGGTTCTGTTAAGATGGTTGCAGGAGCTACAGCGGCTTTCAAAGCAATAAACATTGCAGGGCTAACAAGCTTTAGAAGTTTACAAGTACAAAGTGTGTTAACAACTTCGTTTATGTCAGCACAATTTGCTAAGTTTTCTTCGTTTGCTTCAAAGTCACTTTCTTTCTTAACTACAGGAAGAGGAAAAATACTTGGAATAGCAGGTGCGGCAGTACTAGCAACAGCGGCTTTAACCGGTGCGGCTAATGCGGCAACAGGTCTAGGTAACGCTACTGATGGAGGTATATTCTCAGCAGATAATTTATTCTATGGTCTTACTGTGGCAAGCTTACTACCGATTATATGGAAGCCTCTTAAGAAAACAGCGGCTATAGTTGGAAGACGATTAGGTCTTGGTATTGCTTTGAGTGCGCTTAAAGGTATTGGGATAGCACTAATAGCAGGGGTATCTGCAGTCTTTACTCCGTTTGCGGCGGCATTTGCGGCAGTAGCGGCAACAGCGACACTTGGTTACGTTGCTATATTTGGTACAGAAGGCTCTTTCTTAAGCATGGTTACTAAGACTTTGACTAAAGTTAAGCGACAGTTTGGTCTTACTTTTGATAATGATTTAAGAGTAGGTATTGATACTAAGAGAGAAGCTCGTGGGCTAAGAAACCGTACTACTGGTGGCTTAGATAAAGCAGTTGTTGATAGGTTACAAAGAATAGACTTTGGAGGCTTAAGCCAAAAGAGTGCATTCAGGATTACTGATTCTGTTAAGAATGTTAGTGAACTAACTGAAAAGGCAAATGCAGAAAGACTACGCTTCGGCAAAGTATCTGCGGAAACAGCTAGAAAGCTTCAAGCGGCTCAAGAAGAAACTACTAGAGCAGTTAGAGAAGGAGCAGATAGTGTTCCTGATAACGCTAAAGACGTTAGTATTGGCTTAGAAAGAGTAACTAGAAACCTCGCAGTAGGTATCGGTAGTACTGGATTCTTTAGTAATCTTGCGGCAGACTTTAAAATACTAACTGAAACAGTTGGTAATAGATTTAAAGTTGCTTTTGGCGGACAAGCTACTGACTTACAAAGAAGGCTTGAATTCTCAACAGCAGTTAACGAAGCTGACTTAAATGACCCTAAACAATTTAAGGCGATAATTGGTCAGTTGTTTACTACTGAAGGTGGTTTTAATTCATCCGCACTTCCTGAGTCTGTTAAACAAGACGGTGTTCTTATTGACAAGCTAAATGAAATTGCAGTAGGTGTTACTGAACCTTCAGAACAATTAACTCAATCTTTCTTAAGAGCTATTAATGAAGGTCGTAAACAAGACAGAAGTCTTATTGGCTCTATTCTTCGAGTAACAGGTATTCTTGAAAAGTTAGGTATTACTAGTTTAACTGCTTCTCAGAAGGCTATTACTAACTTAACAACCTCAATAGGTGACGAAGGAAGACAACAAACTATTATTGCTAACATTAAAGAAGTAGATAATATTGTTACTGCTTTAGGTAAAGCCGGTTCTGGTGTTGCTGACAAGTTTGCTTTCATCAATCAACGAGAAGGTAAAATAATTTCTGCCTTAGTTGAAAGACAGAAGATTGAACAGCAATTGCTTGAAGAATCAAAATCAGAAAGATTTCAAGCAGAGAGCGACGAAGAGATTAAGGCGGCTATTACTAAAGGCGAGGATGCCAAGGCAGAGCTAAAGAGAATCTCAATAGAGCTAGAACGTCAAATCAGAGACTCTATCAAAACAGGAGTTGAAGCAACTGACTTTCACTTTATAACTGACCAACTTAATGAAATAGGTATTGACACTAGAATAGCTGAACTAATTGCTAAAGGCATAACTGCTGGTGGTGACGAATTTAAAGGCTTTGAGAAAAATATCTTTGGAGCAGGTCTTGAGAAACTAAACTTTGGAGCTATGCTTGGAAACCGTGAAGGTGGCGCAACTACGTCTCTTAAGCCTAAAGACATAAATGATAAACTTCTACAGCTAGTTAGAGAGAAGAATCTCTTAGATGAGCTTACTAGGGCAGAAGAGCATTTAGATGAAGCAGGTCGTCAGCGGTATCTTTCAACAAAAGAAAATGTTAGCAAGTTAACTAAAGAAGTTGAGTTATATGTTAGCTTCTTAGACTCTGTAGATATTACTGAAGAAGAACTTCCTAACTTACTTTCTAGTGTAGCAAGTATATCTGAAATAGATAATCTTGACTTAGATAAGTTCTTTAGGATTGAACCAGATACTCAGAAACAAGTTGCTCTTATGGCTTCTCAAATTGAGTTGATTAAGAACACTAAGCCGGGGGACCTTAACTTATTAGGTCTAGGTGACTTTGGTGCTACAATAGGTGGCCGTGATAAGTTAATTTCAGAACTAGAAGCGGGCATAGACAGCATACTTGGAAAGTTTGGTAATAGTATAAGAACTGGATTCTTAAGTGACTTTGAAGAAATTGCTCAAGAAACAGGACTTTCCTTTAATGAGATTGCGGCACTTGGTGTTAAAGCTAACGGCAAGATACGTAGTTCAATAGAGGATATTAGTAAAGCTCAGAAAGCTCTAAACAAGCTGTCTGTAGGTGATACTGAAGAACGTGCTGAACAACTTCGTTTAATTAAAGAAGCGGAAGCCGCAATCAACAACCAACTTATGAACGGCACTATTGCCTCTCTAAGAACTGGCCTTGAAAGACAAGGTGTTGATGCTGGTTTAGCAACTGAAAGCCCTGAAGCTATGCAAATAGGTCTTAATGTTGCTTCTCTGCAAAGAGAGCTTAATGGCCTTAATGCTACAGATATTGAGCAAAGAGACATTATCTTGGGTAAGATTAAAGAGCAAGAAAGATTGCTACAAGGGATTACCGAGGGTGCTCGTGAAAATGCTAATGCTTTACGTGACTCTATTAAAGGAAGTCTTGGAGAAGTTCTTAAAGGAACTATGTCTGTTAAAGACGGAATTATGAATGTACTTGATACTTTGAGTAATCAAATAATCGATACAGTCGTAGGTTCTTTTGTAGATGCTATGTTCCAGACATCTGGTTTAGAAGACATGTTCAGTGGATTGTTTGCAGGGTTGTTCCAACAAGGAGACGATGCAGGTAAGAAGTTAGGCTCATCATTATCAGAAGGCATTAGTAGTGCATTTGGTGAGGGTGGCGGTCTAAGTGGAATCTTTAGCAAACTAGGTGGTTTGTTCGGAGGCGGCGCCGGTGGAGGTAAAAGTGACTTATTAGGCACTGCACTTAAGATAGGTGGCGCATTCTTCGGAGTCCCAGGATTCTCACAAGGTGGTACAGTACCATCTACTTCTTTCTCACAAGTTGGTAAGGACTCTGTCCCTGCAATGCTTATGCCGGGTGAAGTTGTTCGCTCTAAGAACTCAGTTCGTAACGATAGTTTGAATTCAGGTTCAAATGCTTCTACGTTTAATATCAACGTGCAAGGCGACGTATCACGACAAACTCGTAAAGAGATTGTTAAGATGATGCCTCAAATTGCTGGTGGTGTTAATGCTCAGAATAAAGAAAATAATAAAAGATAAATACATGGTCATCCCTTCGGGGGTGGCCTTTTTAACCAAAACTGGCCCTAAAAAAGTGGGGAAAAACGACCCTCTATAATGAAGAAACATCAAACCAATAGGAGAACAAAATGTTTAAATTTTATAGAGGCACAACTCAACGTGAGGCCAACGAATTAGCTCAAGACGTTCAGACAAGAAACATAACACACTGGACTGACTCTTACGACAACGCCGCTAAATATAGCAAGGGTGCTGTCATTGAAATCGTGATGGATGAGCTACCACCACACTTTGACTTATACTCTGGCATATGCGAGGGTGACGCTACACACGGTACTTTCCGTGAGTGGTTATTAACTAGAGGATACTTTGAAGGTACTGCTTGTAACTTTGTGGAGGAATCTCATGTACATAATGCGTAAATTATTAAAAAAGTATGTAGCCATAGTAGACGGCTGGATAGAAGAAAACAACCATAAGCACATGATAACTGCGCTAAAAGAAATATTAGAAGGAAAATAAAATGGCTTTATTTTTAATACCGGTAGGTCAATACGTAGGTGGCATCGCTGTATCGTTTATGGCGGGGGCTTTAGTATTTGGTGGAGGTGACTCCGCCGAAAGGCTAGACACTGTAGCTGTAGGGGTAGTTCAAGAAATTGAAAACTCTTGGGGTAGAGGTGGTCACATCACAATCAA